CAACGCAAGGGTATGTTGGATATATTAGAGAAGTTATTGATACTCTTAAGGATATGGGGTTAACCCCAAGACGTGCTAGAATTACATGTCTAAAAGCTGGTTGTAAAAGTTTAGTTCATAAAGATGCTGATACAACTGAGTATATGGCTCGTTTACATATTCCTTTATGGACTAATAAGAAATGTGTCCATATATGTGATGGCACAAGTCTCAATATGAAAGCAGACGGTCATCCTTATATTATTTGGGCTAACCTTTGGCACCAAATTAGAAATGACTCTGATGAAGATCGTTATCATATTTTAATGGATATTTACGATACTAAAAAGATAACTCAGAATTTTAAATATGAGGGTGATTTTAGTCAGCTTGAAAATTTTGTTAGAGGTACTCGAGAACAAGTTGACGCAGTTGAATTAACTGAAGACGATAAACAATTCTTTGACGCACTTCGTGCTAGATATATTACTAAAAAGATTTGACATTTATATAAGGTTAATATATAATATTGATATTGCTGTAATTCCTTCAAAGCGAAGGACTTCTGGACGTGGGTTCGACTCCCACCACCTCCACCAAAAGAGCATACTGTGTTCTTCTGATGGGGGTGTACTTGGTTTCGACAGGGGTAGATAGTAGAGACGGCAGCACGGTAGGCGATGACCGTAAATCAAGCAAATCAAAGTAAACGCAAACGATGAAGTTTACGCATTGGCAGCCTAAACGCTGACTAGGGTTTCGGTTGGTTTCCTCGTAACAGAATAACCAACCACTAATTGTGGGTTTTGCTCAATCCCATAAAAATTGAGCATTTTCACAATCTAAGGAGAACGATATGGAGTTTATTACTTCAGTCCTGTTAAAGGACATTTCGTACCTCTGGATGATATTCTTCATTATGATCAGTGCGGGACTAGCAAAAGAGTATCAACTTTTTGCCCCTGCTTTTGCCTATGTTAAGAATACATTCAGATCAAATAGATTTGTGGTCGCCATGCTTAGTGCTATCGGTGGTATTCTACCAATTGAAGGTAGAGTTACTGTTAGTGCTGGGCTTCTTGATACTGTTGCTCCTAAAGAGGGACAGGGTAGAGAAAAACTTGGCATTGTCGATTATCTAGCGACGCACCACTATTACTTGTGGTCGCCATTAGAAAAGACAGTTATCCTTCCTATTGCAGCATTTGGTTTATCATATGTTGCTTGGATTGGATTGATCGCACCTCTTTTGGTGGTGTCATTGGCTTTCGTTACATGGTATATCTGGTCACAGATCCATGAGGATGAAGTTGCGATTACACCAGGAAGGTTTAAATTAAGTGCAGTGCTTCGTAACACTGTACCAATGGTGGTTGCTATTGGTGCTTATGTTGCAGGTGCTAGTCACATAGTTTGTTTTGGTGCTTTAGCTTTATATTATGTTGTTATTACGCAACAGTGGAGTCCTAAGAAAATTCTTAGTTATATCCGCTGGGACGTTTTAGCATGGGTTGGTGCTGCTATCATCTTGGGCAACTATATGAAATCATATGGTGGTGCTTGGGAGGCAATGATAAAAGCCAGTATGCTTGATCCTCATACTTTTGTTGGTATGTTGATTATTTCAGCAATTGGTTTTGCAGCATCATTCTTAATGGGTAGTTCAGGTAAGTTTGTGGCTATCGCTGTATTGATGGCACAAGTCTTTGGTGTAGAATATTTCTTATGGTTCTTCGCTATTGATTTTGCAGCTTACTTAATTAGCCCAACGCATAAGTGTGTTGCAGTTGGTAACCGATATTTTGGTACACCTCTGAAAACATACTATAAAGCATTAGCAACTTGGGGTGGACTGCTTTTATTAACAGCAGGTATTTTCACCTTCGCATTATAAGGATTTAAAATGAAAAAGATTTTTACAATTTTGGCTATGGTAGTTTCTTCATCTGCTTTCGCAGGTGGGGCTGGCGTTGGATTTGAATTTGAACGTGAGCGTGGTAATAATGCCCCGCACACATTTGAAAACACTATCAGCGTTGCTCCATACTATAAGTTTGATAATGGTGTAAAAGCTGATATCAAATTTTATGGAAGCAGAGAAGATGGTAGCAACAAAGAACTTGAAAATAAAGTAGAAGCTCGTGTTCAGAAAATGTGGGAAGTGTTCCCTAATGTAAAATTAGGAGCACGAACAAGTATTGGTGAATTGTTTAGTTCTGCTAAAGATTTCTCATACTACACTATTGAACCAAAAGCGAGTTATGCTTTAACTAATGATTTTTCTTTGCAAGCAGCATATCGTTATCGTAATGCTTTCAATACATCAAACAACTATCAAACTCGTACCACAAAGTTGGGTTTTGATTACGCTGTAACTAAGAATGACGAAGTTGGTGTTCGTTATCTTATGAAGCGTGGTGATAGTGATACTAATGGTGTTGAGGTAGCATACACACGTAGCTTCTAAACTTATGGGGAACTTCGGTTCCCCTTTTTATTTTATGAAACTATTAGAACAATATAAAGAATTACATAAAGATGAGCATTTTTATGCTTCATCAGTTTTGAGTTTACATAAACAATCAATTAAACAATATCTATCAATTAGAGATTGTAAAACAATTCTTGATTATGGATGCGGTAAAGGTAATCAATATCATATAGAAAAGATTCATGAGAATTATTTTTATGGTATAATGCCATCGTTATATGATCCAGCAGTTGAAAAGTATTCTGAAATGCCAGAAGGTAAATTTGATGCCGTTATTTCAACTGATGTTTTGGAACATATCGAGGAAGAAGATTTAGATAAAGTTATTAAAGAGATTTACAGCAAGGCAACAAAATTTGTTTACCTTGGGATATGTAATTCTCCAGCAAATGCGATTTTACAAGACGGTAGAAATGCCCATGTAACACAAAAACCAATTCAATGGTGGGTTGAGAAAATCAAACCATATGCAAATGTATATACCCTATTATATGTTTATGGGGATAACAATAAAGATAAAGCATTCTTATGATCGGTGTTGTTCTTGGGAATGGTCCCAGTAAAAAAGAATATGATAGATCTGGAGATCTTGTAATTGGTTGCAACATACCAACAAAAGATTTCAGCGTAGATGCAACAGTCATTTGTGATGAAGAAATTGTATGGGTTCTTAAAAATAACTTGACTTTAATTGATGTTCCAGTTATAATATCTACTAAGGTGTATGAAAAGATGAAAGAGTTGAAAATTGTTGACAACTTCCAAGTTGTAAGCGTTTTCAAACCTAGTGACTGGCATAATGCAGCCCATTATGCAGCTGATCGTCTAATTGATCTTGGTTGCACGGAAATCCATATATGGGGATGCGACTCTATTTTTGAAGATGATATAGAATCAGAAACTTCTCAACATGTTGAGAAACATCATAAGGGTGATGCAAGGTTTATTAAAAATTGGCGCAGGGTTTGGTTAGAGAAAAAACAAAACAACCCAAATGTTAATTTTGTGGCTTTCAGAATTAAGAATATATAAATAATATACCAGCTTTGATAGTTTTGCTGGCACACACTAATAAACTATTATTTTTTAACACACACAAGGAGTATTATTATGTCAAATATGACCCCGTTCGAAATTCGCCTCGAACTACTAAAAATGGCGAAGGATATGTTGGAACAAGAGTATCACGGCAAACGTGAGAAACTTCATAATGAATGGAATGTACAAGTTGAAAATGCCCGTCATGCGGGTGGTGCAACTCCAGTATTTCCTGAATTGCCAGCATTTCCAACTGAAGCCGAAGTTATTAAAAAAGCAACTGAATTAAACGGTTTCGTTTCACAAATCCCCAATACACAAGAAAAAGGAAGCAAAAAGTCCACCTGATAGGGATTGGAGTGTGCGGCATTCGCACACTCTTTAACTCACAAAGGAGATAATTATGCCATACAAGGTAAAATTAATTCTAGCTGTTGGTTTCGCAACATTGGCTATTTTGTTTGGGTTGAACCAAACTTTTGCAACTAACAGAATTATTGAAATAACATATAGCGACTTAACTAAAGACGCAAGAAAGCAAGTAGATTGCTTAGCAGAAAATATCTACCACGAAGCTGGTTATGAGTCAGCTGATGGAAAACAAGCTGTTGCGCTTGTAACTCTTAATAGAACACAAAATGAAAAATTCCCAAAAGATATTTGCGGAGTTGTTAAACAGAAAATTGAAAACACTTGTCAGTTTAGTTGGTTTTGTACCACAACTAAGTTAAATAGAAATACATTTGCATATAAACAATCAATGGAAATTGCTTTATACGTTTATGCTAATTATGAGCAGTTGAGAGATATCACTAATGGTGCTCTTTTCTATCATGCAGATTACGTCAACCCTCGTTGGCGTGGTGTTGAGAAGACCGTAGTAATTGGTCGTCACATTTTTTATAAGGAAAAAGAGAGAATATAATATGATGAATAAATTAAACCTGCAACTTTCTGAAAGTCAAGATTCAAAGCACTCATTTTTCCTAATGATGGAAGAAGTCAGTCTTAGTACTGTAAAACAATGTAGTGAGTGGATTCTTGAAGCAAACTTTGCCGAAGAAAGACCAGAGATGATGAACTTGATCGTTACATCTCCTGGTGGTGACCTAAACGCAGCATTTGCGTTGATTGATGTTATGAGAGGCTCAGCTATTCCAATTCGCACAATTGGTCTTGGTCAAGTTGCTTCTGCAGGTCTAATGATTTTTATTTCTGGTGAAAAGGGTCAACGAATCCTAACACCAAATACTTCAATTCTTTCTCATCAATATTCTTGGGGTGCTATTGGTAAAGAGCACGAACTTTTTGCAACTGTTAAAGAGTTCGACCTGACTACGAAGAAAATGATTTCCCACTATAAAAAGTGTACTGGTCTTGATGAGAAGAAAATCAGAGAAACATTGCTACCACCGCAGGATGTTTGGCTCAGCCCCCAAGATGCTAAGAAACTCGGTTTATGCGACGAAGTTAAGGATCTATCATGAAAATAGAATTTATTGCATCAGTTATTGCTTTAACAATTTGCACCTGTTCTGCAATTTTTGGAATTTATCAATATAACGTTCAAAGAGACGCATCAATGAAATCAAACATTGAATCTGCAATTGTAAAAGGTATTGACCCGATTGCAGTTAAATGTGCCTATGGCTCTTCTGACCCAGTTTGTGTTGTGTATGCTGCAAACAGAAAATAATACTTGACTTACAACTAAATATGAAGTATAATTACTCTTAAGGAGAGAAAATAATGTTGGAAAATGGAAAGTATTATGTTGGGGATCTTAGTGTTGTTTTATCCCCAGAAGAAGTAAAACACTTAGAGCAGTTCCCCGATGGCTATTGCTCGCTCCCAGACGGAAAAACTATTTGGAAGAAATCCGTTGAGAATGGTTCATATAGAACTTCATGGGGTAATCATATATCAGTTTCTATTGGTGTTGTTGGGGTTGTTCCGTTTATTCAAACATATGAACAACCAAAATATGTTGTAAATATTAACAAGTTTGGTATGACATATACAAAATTTGATAGTAAAATTGATGTTAAATTTATAAATGGTGACATCCATATTAATGATCTTGTAATTGATACAAATAATGATAATTATTTTGGTGGTGAAATTGATACAACAATACAACCAGAAATTACAGGAAATATACAAGTACCACAAATTTAAAGCAAAGAGGATATTATGAATAAACGTGAACTGATAAAACAAAAAGATGATTTGCAAATAGAGAAGATGAAGTTAGATCGATTCTTCTCACTATATCTTGATAAATTTGGATCTAAAATGGATCCTAAAAAACCTAATACAAAAATATGGGAATTATATAGATCTAAAATGACAGAGTATGGCGAATTAACTCAAAAAATTAGAACTCTTGAATATTGGATCTCGAAATAATGTTTAAAACTGCGAATGAATTTTCTTTGTTTATTGAGCAAAATGCTAAGACCAAACGTATGTCTCATATGGATGCCGTTCTTGAATATTGCAAAGAAAACTATCTTGAACCTCAAGATATCGCATCACTAATTAATAAATCCCTCAAAGATAAAATTGAAATGGATTTTCGTGATGCTAATATGTTACCTAAACAAGCGCAATTAGATGTGTAATTATGGATGGCTTCAAAGCGTACAAGTATTACATGGCGATCAAACTCCATTTTACTTCTGCAAAATATGATGTATTTGCAACAAGAGGTAGTGTAAAAGGGACACGTGACGCATTTAATGCTAGGAATGATAGATATATTTTTGAGAAACTTGGTCAGAAATATGATGACCGTGAGATAATTCAATTCTTTGTTTCAAACTTTGCATATGGTAATGATACTGCAATTTATGGTAACAGTGAAGCTGAAGAATTATATTCCGAATGGCAAAGACGTAAACAATCAATCACAAAGATCTTTATTGATGATTTAACTAATATCATGAACGTTTGTGATGTACATAGATTTACAACTGATGGCATTTTCAGATCAATAAATGGCGATCTGCCAGTATTGACTTCCATGTTTCTTTCAGGTAAAATAAGTATTGAAACTATGAGAATTTTAGATGACCTTGAGCCTTTCTTAGATTCTTGGGAAAACGATCCTATGTTAAAGATCGTTATGGGTGATAAACTTTTACGTGCTGAAAAACTCAAAGGGTTTGTAAAGTACGATAAAGATAAAATCACAAAAGTGTATAATCATTTTAAAGAAGAACTATCTCTGTAATATCATGGGTAAGACCTATCATAAGAATTCTCGTCGGTTTGACGATGAACCAACCAGTGGGCGATCTGGAAAACATGCCAAACACTCTAATAATAAAAAGGGTGGGGGAATGAAAACGCTAAATAGTTATGTTGAAGAAGATTATGATTTTGACGATGATACTTTTGACGAGTACATTGAAGTAGATGATGAGATTTCGATACAACATATTAAACAACGTTAATACAATTTCATACAAAGGAAATACAAATGGATATTCAAGCACTTCGCGCCATGCGCAAAAACGATTTTGGCAGTATCTCTACTGCGTTCGAGAAAATCGCAAATCCCTCAACTGAATCTAAAGGTTATGCCGACGATCGCTTCTGGAAATTAGAAGGTGATAAGGCAGGTAATGGTACAGCCACAATTCGTTTTCTACCACGTGTAGAAGGTGATGAGTTGCCTTGGGTTCGTGTCTTCTCTCATGGTTTCCAAGGACCAACTGGTAAGTGGTATATTGAAAACTCTTTGACAACTCTTGGTGAACAAGATCCTGTTAGTGAGTTGAATACTACACTATGGAACTCTGGTGTTGAAGCTAATAAGAAAATTGCGCAAAACCAAAAGCGTCGTTTGTCTTATATCGCAAACGTTCTAATCGTTTCCGATCCTAAGCACCCTGAGAATGAAGGTAAGGTTGTCTTGTTTAAGTTCGGTAAGAAGATCTTTGATAAGATTATGGATAAAGCACGTCCAACTTTTGAAGACGAAAAACCTGTAAACGTTTTCGATTTCTGGGAAGGTGCTAACTTCAAGTTGCGTATGCGTAAGAAAGACGGTTTCACTAACTATGATGAATCCGCTTTTATGGAACCATCAGCTATTGGCGATGATGAGCAAATTGTTCAAATTGCCAACAGCCAGTATAAACTTGCTGAATTCTTAGATCGTAAGAACTTTAAATCTTATGCTGAATTGAAACGTAAGTTGGATGAGGTTTTATCTGGTAATGGTTTCAATGCGAAATCTGCTGCTGAACTTTCAGCTGATCCAGAGCCAGTAATGGAAGCACCTCAAGTTAAGTCTGCGCCAGCATTTACTCCAAAAGCATCGGCAAAGCCAGCAATGGATGATGATGAAGACGTTATGAGTTATTTTGAGAAGATCGCTAAAGAAGATTAATAAATCTTAGGCAAAAATAAAGGGAGCTTTAAAAGCTCCCTTTTTCATTTTAGTATCTAGCAGCTAGATACTTGGAATAACTAGATTCCGTATTTCTAGCACCACCTCCACCTTTTGAAACACTGGTTGATGTTGAGTTTTGATTTACTTGAGTAGTTACATTGTTAGATGGACCAACTTTAGAATTAGCAGCTGCTCCATCAGCATTGGCTTTAGAAGCATTATATACAGAACCACCACCTGGAGCAGACATAGCACCACCAGCAGCAACGAACTTAGTTGCCTTATCCCATGGGAATTTACTAACGGCATCTAAAGAGTCAGAATCTAATTTACCGAAACTCTTCATTGCATCGCCAATATTACGAATTCCAACCGCTGACTGATTTAGTTTATCACCCATGTCTGCTAGTTTTTGTAGCTTCTCCATTGGGTTGTCTTGACCAAATGATAGTAGATTAGAAACTAGACCAGTGATACCAGCAAATACTTCACCTGTTCCGAAAGCAACTAAAGAAGCACCGATAGCTGTTAAACCAGCAGCAACGCTTAACATATTACTTCCATCTATCTTAGATAGTTGTGTTACTGAATCAGTAACTGC